GGGATAGCCCAGACTCACGGAGAAGACGCCAGCGGCGGCGCCGTCGACCCAGCCCCCGCCGCAGCACGGCAAACGCTCTCCGGCAAGCGTTACGTATCTCATATCTCCTCCATATACGTCCTCGCCTGGCTGATCTGGATAAAGAGTAAGCAGCTTTGCAAGTTCCGGAACACTAAGTCCACTCTCAAGAGCTAAGTCTTTGAATCCAGTTGATCGATATGTAGAACCATCATCAGTTGTAGATGTTGCAAGTGTTATCTTGCTTGTAAGATAGTCATAATGCAGAGTTCCTGATGTTCCAGGTGCTACTAGACTTCCATCCGGCATAATTGCCTTCCAGAGTGTTGAGTCTGCACCAGTATCACAATCAGCTCCAAGAGCTGCGTCATTGTTTGCAATGATCTGAATCTCACCATCAACAATTCTCATTCCATCTGTCCAATCATTGATATTTCCATTAAGGTCATAGATACCAGCATTAGTCCAATCGTGCGCCCATGTAACAGGACCAGAACCCGGAGAAGTCCACTGAGTTCTATTTGAACTATCCTTACCACCAATACTAACTCCAATTTCATAAGGATATGCCGAATCTTTACCATAGTTGTTATTCCCATGAGGCATTGTTCCATTCTTCTTACACCATAGAGCTATGTAAGCCCACTCCGCAAATGTAAAGAGATGGAATCCCTTACCCTTGTTAGTACAATATGTTTTTGAAATATTCTGATTTACATTATATTTCGGAAGCCTTCCCGGAAGCGAATATGCTCTGTCATTATATACATAGTTATGATACTTTGAAATCAGAATAGATTCCTTTTCTACTCCGTTTACCTTGAAGGCCGGATGAACGACTGAACCGTCACCACCTATTACGCTGTTTGTTCCTTTTGGAATAACAACATAGATGCCAGGAAGCCCTAAGTCGTCAAGAAGTACCTTGTTCTTACCGCCGGAAAGCATCTCAACGGCAAGCGCCATCTCGTCAAAATTTCCCATTGTCTATTTCCTCCTTCTTAATTTAATGAGTACAGCTTCAGAGTACATTTATCCATATCAAACGGTACCGGAACTGGAACTGTTGTTCCCTCTTCTTCTCCCGGTTCTTCTGTGTACTCTCTTGCAGGGATCTCAATCTGAGCAACAGTGCGCCATGAAATTGCTGTTGTAAGATTTCCGTTCTTATCTGCGCATATGTCGATTTCGACAGGATCATCCTGCTCATACTTCTTCAAGTTGAGCATCAGCTCATCATCAAAAGTAATCTTTGTTCCGGCCACTTCATAATCTATCTTTGGACCGACATTAACTTCGATAACAATCATCGTTCGTTCCTCCTCATCTCATTGAATGCGGTGTTCACACCATTATTGATAGCAGAAGCAAGTTCTCTCTGCTCAGCTGTAGCCTTGTCCGGATTAACTCCGTAATGAGCAAGTGTTTCTCTCTCCTGCTGTCTTCTTTCATCACTCTTAATGATCACATTAGCCATAAAGTTCTTTACCTCCCGTTATATAACATTTAACAGTAACGGACTTGGCCGAACCGGTGTGCTGAATCTTGAATGTGTTTACAGTCTTGTCAGTAATGAAGATTTCTCCGACATTATCAGGAGCGCCTTGAATCTCGACTGTAACTCTATAATCGGTGTTCGCCCTTGTAGTAATGGCTACTGTCTGTTTTGAATTATTGAAAGGATATTCGAGGGTATTGGTAAGAGTAACCGTCTTTGTCTGACCTATGATTTCATCATCGAGATGCTCAAGATCTTCCTGAACTTCATCAAATCTTCTCTGATGCTGTCTCAGCTCCTGAGCATTCATGACAGCCATCTGCAGAGCCTCGAAGCCTGCATTATCCATATAATTAAAATTGGCAGCACTCTGCTGAGTTCCCTCCTGAATAGCTCTTCCTGCTCTCTCAATGGTTTTTGTGCCATCAGGATTATCTGTAACGGAAAAGGTATTGGCCGGGTCTCTGACATCGTCCTTCCACATAATAGGATCTACGAAAGCCATTTCTTAACCTCCTTATTAAGTTGCTGTTAATGAGGACACAATCTCAAGAAGTGCACCTCTCCTACTGTTACTGCGCTGAATATTGACACCGACTGTATAAGCAACGCTTCCGTCTTCATCAATAAGTCTCAGCTGTGTAATTGCTGTGCTTCCACCATCGGCAGCTTCGAAACGAACTATCATATTTGTTCCGGATACTTCCTTGGTCGTAATTGCTCCATCACGCCACGCACCGTTGGTGTAATACTGTGCCTTGGTGATACGTCTCAGCCACGCTTTCCTGCGCTTGGCCAAGAAATCTGATGTATAACCCATTGCAATCCTCCTTTCATTAGTTGTCCTCGTGTGCCGGTGGCACATCGTATGTGTTAGAACTATCAGTTGACTCCACTTCTACATCATCCGTAAGGACTGCACCCAATGTGCTGATATCTGGATTGGTACCAGCCTTGGTGTCGGATTCCGAAAGGAATGGATAACCGTAGGTCTTTGCATCTTCATCTACTATTATTTCATCTTCAATAGCTGCTCCGAGAGTTGCTATATCAGGATTTGTGCCACATAATTCGAATGGATATGCCCAGTGTCTTACTGCGGAAGTAACATTGACACCTCCGCCGTAAGCTATGATTGTACTGAGTACCCATTCTATGTGAGCAGGTATCTGATTATATAAAATGTCCTGAAGTTCTCCGAGATACAGAGTCGCATCAGGATTCTTAATAACTGGACTAATCTTCAAAACGTGTGTAAAATGCACCTCGCAATCACTTGCAAGATATGCTTTTACCAGAGCCTTTATTCTCGGACGGCTCATTTTCTGACCACCAATCCAGGAAGCCTTCACAAGGTTTCTTCTGTCTTGTATATTCAGCACTCCGAATCCGGTCAGTCCTAAGAAGTTCTCATACTGAGTCAGAGTAGCTTCATCCATCGTATCAAAGAACCAGTTTTTCACGAAGTTTTCCATCTCTGCGGCGACAAGGTCAAGAGTGTATCCGGCAAACTTGTTATTTGCCTGCATCTCTAGGAATACAAGTATATATTTCGGCATATAGCTGTTGATTTCCTCAAAGCCACTGCGTTGTCTGTTATAAAAAACATCATGATCAAGCATTGAACACCACCCCCGATAGGACAGCGACAGAGTTGCTGTCAACTACAAGATTGCTTGCGCTGCCATTCAGTTTCAGATTCTCATAGTCGAGGATTGCCTCCAGTCCTGTCAGTATAGAACCTATCTGGCTGATTCGAACTATTTCGTTGGTATCTTCAGCGGTACCAAGTGCCAGTTCCTTCAGATAGGCTGTGAATGCCTCTGTAGCAGCGTTTGTAGCTTGTTCTATTGTGTAACCCGTCTTAACGCTGATAGTAGCCGTGACGGTCAAATTAACGGGGGTTGCGGACACAGCTAGGAAGTGTGCTCCCATGTTGGCCACACCTTCACCCATTCCGTCACCAAATGTATATGTAACTCCATCCACCTCTACTTCAAAACCATCAACGATAGGATCAACATATTCCTGCACTTCTTCAACAAGTGCTTCTGTAACATTGAATCCTTCAGATGAAAAAAGGACAGCCTTAACTGTATTCTGACCGCCCCATAATGGAAGTATTCTTGCTCGGCCAACGCCTGCAACTTCCTCACACCACTTTTTGTAGTGCGCTTTATTTCCATTTTCTGCCGGACCTGCTTTTGCTTCTCTCCATCTTGTTCTAAGCGCATCATCCGACTCTTCATCATATCCAGCCATATATAAGGTACCAAGTGTTGCCGAGTTCAGGCCTTCAATATTAGTCATCGGTATCAGCTGGCTTCCTGGCTGAAGATTGTTAGTCTCATCTCCAGGTATTTCGGCAACAAGCAGATATAAATCATCTGCAACAGCTGTATATGTGAAGTAATATTCTCCGCACATAAATCTTGTACCAGCATCCGGCGTAGTTCCGTCAAAGGTAGCAGTCCAATATGACGGTGCAGCTGGTATTCTTGAAATACCATCCCTTGAAGCCATCTCTGTAAGTACATCTCCATAAGCTGTGGAAACGGAATACATATCATAAAGCTGAGCAAGGTCGCCGTAGAACTTGCAGATCCTAAGAATGTGGCCAGCCTGAGTGTCCATATATACTGAACCTTCACGAGTATCTACTCCGAGTTCTTCACCCATCTCTTCTGCTATGGCTTTCCAATATTCTTCGGACATTTCGTTTTCAAACATTAAACCACCGCCTTTACTTCAATATTTCCATATATCGTTGTAACATCGCATTCGATTTGAACGCAGTCACCCTCGAATTTGAGATTAAATTCATCCACATCAAGTATTCTGACATCCTGCATCAGAGCCTCTTTTATGAGTGCCGGAATCTCGACATTCAGAAACTCGTTCGTGCATCCTTCAGACATCAGGCAGGACTTAACCTCGCTTCCGTATTCATTGGAATATATGAGGTTTTTGAATCTTTCCGTAAAAAGAATCTTCGTTATAGCCTGTTTGAGAGCATCCAGACCATCTGTGAATCCCATTATCCTATTACTTTCAAAGTCCATCTTATAGGTACGGGTAAGATCACTCGAATCATCCTCGATGGTTTCTATATCGAGGACCAGTGTAGTATCTGTTAAAGCCATCCGTTTACCTCCTATATTCTGTCGAGAACAAAGTATTTCTTGCCACTGTTGTACGTAAGCAGATACACCTTATCTCCTACTTTCAGATCTTCGAAGATGGTTACATATTTTGTTACCCCATCAAAAGTGACGGGAGATGATTTCTTTCTCAGATGCTCTGGAACTACCAGATTAACCGAAGAAAGAACTATCTTTTCATCATTCACAAGGGTTATTTTTAATGGACTCACACCAGTTACCTTACCCTCATAAACATCACTTGTTGATACAGAATTACCTGCTATCTGTTTGATAAGCTCCGATATGCTTGTTGAGGTAGATTCATCCTGAGCCATATAACCACCCCCTAACCTGCTTTATTTATATCAGTAGCAAAGTTGAGCTTAACCTGCATCGAGTGTCTTTCACCGCTGAAAGTATGCTTATCTTCGTCGATATAGAATGTTCTCTTCAGACCAAGATGTGGGATAATGACATATAGACATCCTCCGGAGATTGCCGATATGATTCCAACTGCAGTTACAGTAAGAGATTTTGTAGCAGAACCGCTTTCCTCAACCATGGTTTCAACCATTTCTTTAAGAGATGCCTCGGTGTAATCCTCGTCTGCTTCATCTATCGCTATAAGAGTTCCGAGAGCATCTTCAAGCTTGGTGTTGCTTTCTTCCCTCAGTACCTCTCCTTCCTTGGAATAGATTCGGTATCTGGTCTTGATTTTCTCAATCGACTCTGAAAAGCTGTAAGCTGATACATTTTCACCAACTTCAACTACCCATTGAGTCACCTGCTCAGCCCTCCGAAGAAGACTGACCTTATTTCCTTCGGCTCTGATATAATATCTTTCGCCGGTATTCTTATATGTTGTCGAAAGAGCATCGAGTATGCAGTCATAGAAGGTTGTCTTTGACTTAGTCAGACTCTCAATGTTGTAATTGGTCTTGACCGACTTTCCAACCTGAACGCCGCAACGCTTACAGCAGTCATCAAACACCTGCGTAGCAAGGACGTTCTCATAGGTGAAGCTATCCTTACTGTTTGCAAGGTACATACACACATCGTATGCCTTCCATTTGTTTTCTTTAGCCTGAGTTATGGACTGTTTCATGATTATTCCACGGAAAAGCTCTTTGCCCTCCCACTTGAATATGCAGGTCCAGCCTTCCTCAAGCACCATTCCTACTCTGCCTGCATAATCAGAACCGCCCTGGCGCTCGTAATCATCAAGCATAGTAACCTCGAGGGTACGAGGTGCAGAGCTCTTCTTTCCGGACCATACTATGGACTTGACGAACCCTGACACATCATAACCACTCTGCCCCTTCAGGATTATCAGCTGTATCTTTCCCATACCGCCACCTCCTACGGGATTGTAAGCACATCACCGGGATATATGAGATTCGGACTTCTGCCATTAAAAACGCCTGAATTGGCATTATAAATCTTCATATACTCAGCTCCGTTGCCATAAAACTTTTTAGCTATATTCCACAGACAGTCTCCTGATACTACTGTATAAGTCCTTGTAGTGGACTGTGTTGTAGCTCTGTTCTCTGTCTGCTGTTTGATCTTGGCCACCTTGAAGTTGTTTTTAACCTTAATCTTTCGAGCCTTGACTTCTTTGTATTCTTTAATCGTTATTGAGTAATGAATTGTTCCAGTATCTCCACCTTTTTCTTTTATGGTGAATGATATCCTGCAATTCATTGAAACAGGATGAGCTCCCCCGGTGTGGATAAATCTCGCACAACCGGGAAGCTGCTGCACCTTTTCAAGGAACTCAACACACTTCTTAGGACTTTTAAGTTCCTCTTTTGGTACACTCCCCTGACATGGTTTTGCAGGGAAGAAACTGCTGAACTTGGCCACCCTGGCAGAAGGCTTCTTTGCTGTAACAACCTCGCCCTTGCCATAAATGTAAGTAGAATCATCTTCGCTTCCGTAGGTCCATTCAATCTCCTCCGGAACGACGGGAAATCTCAGCTTCTTTTTATCTGAATCATAAGTAAGATACATCTCAGAACTCATAAGCACCCTCACTTCCTTCGTAGATTTCTTCGCTTAGGATTGACATTACTGACGACTTGATATTATCCTTAATGGTCTCCCAAACAGATTCCTTGGTAGCATTTCCATCTATCTGAATTGATCCGGCACCCTTTATTTCAAGCGTTATCTCCTTGTAGCTCTTGGTGCTTTCATTATTTCCGGCTTCAGAATTGATAATATAAGTATTGGTATCTCCTCTGTTGCTTTCATCTGTGATGGTCTGTGAATTATCTTCATTGTTACCACCGTATGTATTCTGAACAGCCTGAACTATCTTTTCCGTCTCAGATGCAGGGAATACAGTATCGTGTCCTCCGGAGAGGATAAGCTCTTGACCTTTCTCACCTGCTATATAGACATCTCCTGAATCAAGGGTACCAGCTGCATGATGTTCTGTTGATCCTCCACCACTTCCAGTATTCAATGCTGCAGACACACTGCTTGCTATATCAGATGCCGCACTGACAGCATCAGACTTCATTGATTTAATCTGATTGATATATGCCTGAATAGTAGAGGAGGCAGCTGCCGCCGCCTCGGTATCCATATTCATATTCTCAATCATTGCAGTAAAGTCAGCCTCTATTTCTGAACATCTTGCTGAGAAATCTGTTTCCAGTTCTGCCATAGTATCAGCTGTTGATGACTGTGCTTCCTGCAAGTTTTCGAAGTTGGCAACCATAGCCGCCAGTTCTTCATCCGATGCTTCTGACATAGCCTGCAAATAAGCCGCAGATTCTGATGAACCATCATCCATAGATGCAACCATCTCGTCCAAGCCTTCTATATTTCGAGCGTGTAAGCTCTCTAAATTATCGGCGTAATTGTTCCAGTATTCTGTCTGGCTTTCCATTGCAGCATTCATGTCCTCAATGGATGCGGTAGCAACTTCATCAGCTGTTTCCCACAAGCTCCACTGTCCTTCAATGCTTGTAAGAGCCGCATCATAAGCCGCCTGATATTCTTCAGCGAGTGCCTCTATCTCTTCCTGATAGTTGGCCGCCGCTATTGTCATGGCATCAGTAAGGCTTACAGTCTCTTCAGATGTTCCGGCAAGGACATCTGTATAACCTTCCATAGTATCCATGCACTCTTCCTGAAGACGCTTATTCTCTTCGAGAGCATCATTAGCTCTGTCGTATGCATCCTGCGCCTGGTCAAGAGCACCCTTAACACCATTTCCAGTCAGCTCTGCATAGGTACCGGCTACTACTCCTG